GTTTTGGTAAGCTGAAAACGCAACCAGCATACCATGCGTGAGTGCGAAGGCTGGTCAGGACGAGTAACACCCCATACCTTGGCCTACGGCGTACGGAATTTCTCCGTATTCCCCGGCTTTGTACGGTTGTGAAACAAGTTCTTCCCATGCCGACGCGATATCCTGACCAAAGATACAACGGAGCACGATAACCTGGAGTTTTCTAGGAAATCGGTCTGTTGCGTCTTTAAGATCTATAGAGTGATATCAACCATCGCGGGTTTGCAATGAGCGTGTCTTAAATCCGCCTTGCTCATGGGTATGATCCCATGGTAAGGTTTTCAGGATGTTCATTAGAACATCATGGATTGGTTTAAGCGCCGTTTGACATCAGTAATTCGTTAGAGCAATGACTCTCGTCTTTCCCTCCTTATCGGGTATCCACGACAATTTTCCGTGAAGGAACCTAGTAATAGGTTCTTTCTTGGTCTTTTGAAGAGGAATATCCTTTAAGTTGCCTTCTCTTACCCAAGACTTAAGTACTTGGACCGAGTTAGCGAGGTCAGGACGAAACCTGTTGATTATCGTAAGATAATCTTCGGGCATGGTCAAAGCTTCATCGATAGCTGTAGTCATGGCAGGGCCTTGCGGCCCCTGTCCCATTGTAAACGGTCAATAGGTGTCAGTCATGCCACGGCCCTCAAATCTGAATTTCCTCAGCCTCCTTGAGCAGAAACGCTCAAATTGGTCATAGGGGAAGGATCCTGTAGGACTCGCCTTATCAGCGATACTATTCGGAAACTTCTGTTCAGGTTGAAGCTCATATACTCGTCCATACGAAAGTATGGTAAGTATTAGTCTGAGCTGTTGGGGAGTAATATCCTCAACAAGACTACGGATCTTACCCAATTTCTTGGGATAACCCGATGAGTCGAGGGCAATACGCACACTCACTTCCCCGGATTTAAGAGGTGTTCCTGCGAGGTATCTGGTAAATGCCAGTCTAATCTCTTTCGAGATTTTGATAGACATAGCCAGACCTACGTGGGGCACGCGTTCATGGAAGGTATTAACAAAATCTTCCAAGAACTCCTCCATTTTCGGGTGGTGGGTGGCAGCGAGCTCACTTATGATTAAGGTTTTGAGGGTTACCTTGAACCTTTGTTTTATTTGTGAAATTGTTGCTGGCTTCATCTGATGATTTAAGCGGGTGACCGGGCCCCCTTCCTGTGGGAAGAGGTGGACGTCGCCCCCGCGGTACTTGTAAGCTGAAGCTCTAATACATACGAGC